TGTTAATAAAAATATATTTGGTGGATATATTAATTGTAGTATTAAGTTATCATCTGATGAGGACTGGTTAAATAGATTAGAAGAAGTTAAAAAGTATATGGATGATAATGGAAAAAGACCATCTAAAGAGAACAAAAATAATAAAATCAAAAAATTAGGAACATGGTTAACTAATCAATTAAAATTATATAAATCAAATAATGGAAAATTTAAAAATATTAAAATTAGAAATATATTCAAATTATTTTTAGAAAAATATAAAGAATATTTTATAAATAATTATGATAAATTTATTGATAATCTTAATAAATTAAAAACATATATTAATAAAACAAATACTAAACCATCGATGCATTCTAAAGATATAAATATAAAAAATTTAGGAGTATTTTTAATTCAAAGTATGATTAAATATAAAAATAAAAAATATATAATGAAAGATGTAAATGTATACAAGTTATGGACAGATTTTATTAATGATGATAAATATAAAAACTTATTTATTAATAATATAGAATTGTGGAAAAAAAAATTAAATGATATTAAACAATATATTATAATAAATAATAAATCACCATCATCAAAAGATAAAAAATCTGATCTTGGACGTTGGTTAGTTAATAATAGACAAAAATACAAAAAGTGTAAAGACATTATGAGTATTCCAGAAATCAGAAAATTATGGGAAAATTTTATTACAGATGATTTATATTTTAATTATGTTGCAGATAATATAGAAATATGGAATAATAAATTTATTCAATTGAAAGAATATATTGATATTAATAATAAATTACCTGCATCAAATGACAAAGATATTGGATTATGGTTTAATAATCAAAAAAATATCTATAATAAGAAAATTGATATAATGAAAGATAAATCTATATATAATATATGGACAAATTTCATAAATGATTCTAAATATAGTAATTATTTCAAATCGAATAATATAATTTTTGCAAATAAATTAAAAGAAGCAATATTATATATTGATACATATAATAAAAGACCATCTTCTAAAAGTAAAGTTTTAAATGAAAAACAACTTGGACAATGGATATCAGATAGGCAAAAAAATTATAAAAGTAAAGACGGAATCATGAAAAATCAAGAAATATATATTATGTGGACAGATTTTATTAGTAAATATTCTATATTTTTTAATGATAATATTAGTGCATGGAATGATAAATTTAATGAATTAAAAATATTTATAGATATTAATAATAGAAAACCATCAAAACAAAATGAAAATGAAGTAATATTAATTAATTGGATTAATAATCAACAAGATAATTATAAGAAAAAGAATGGAATAATGAAAGAAAAATATATTTATGATAAATGGAATCATTTTATTAATGATGATAATTATAAGAAATATTTTGATAATTATGATAATATATGGATAGAACATTTTGAAGAATTAAAACAATTTATTGATGATAAACATAAAAGACCATCAAAAGAAAGTAAAGATGAACACGAAAAAATATTAGGTCATTGGGTATGCAAACAAATTAAAAGTCATAAATTAAAAGACAGAACTATGAAAAATGAATATATTTATAATTTATGGACAGAATTTATAAGCAATACAGCATATGAATCTTATTTTTTAACTTATGCAGAAATATGGTTAAAAAATTTAAATGAATTAAAAAATTATATAGATAATAATAAAAAATTACCATCTACAATTGATAAAAATGATAATGTTAAAAAATTAGGAAATTTTTTAAGTAATCAATTAACTAATTATAAAACTTCAATTCGAACAATGTCTAATAAAGATATTAGAAAACAATGGGAAGAATTTATTAATAAATATTCTGAATATTTTTCAAATAATCCTGCTTTAAAACAATCATCAACTAAATCCACAACAATCAAACCAACATTTGAGTCTAAACCAAGTTCAGAATCATCAAAAATAATAACTAAAACACAATATCAAGAATTATCAAAAAAAATGACAAAACAAAAATCAACAACAACTAAAGAAATGTTTAATGAAGATTCAAATTTATGGTATCAATATCATGATTATAGAGATTTTAGTTTTAAAGGATATGATAATCAAGATGATATACCAATTAATAAAATTATTAAATATTTAAAAACTAAAATTAAATATAAATTAAAAATATTAGATTTAGGTTGTGGTAGAAATTTAATTAAAGAAAATTTTAAGGAAAATAGTAATTTTGATATTATTGGTTATGATTATGTATCTTATAATGATTCAATAGCATGTGATATAAGTCATTTACCTAATGAAAATGAATCTGTTAAAATATGTATTTATTCACAATCATTAATGGGTTTTAATTGGAAAGAATATTTGAAGGAAGGATTAAGAGTATTAGAATATAATGGTGAAATGATTATTGCAGAAAGTATAGAAAGATATGAAATAATTAAAAATTATATAAATGAATTAAATATGAAAATAATTAAAGATGATTATTGTGATACAAATAGGTGGTTTATAATACATGCTATTAAACAATAATTTAATTTATTAATATTCTATAATTATTAAAAAATAAATATTGGTAATTATATATTATATTTATTTTTTACTAGATTTTTTACTAGATTTTTTACTAGATTTTTTGTAAGTATTAATTTTTTTATACAAATCTTCAATTTCTAAATTTTCTCTATCAATTATAATAATATAATTATTATGATTTTTATCATAATTCTTTGTATTTTTTTTTAATATAATAGAATCTGTTTCAAAACAATATTTAATTGTTTTTTTAATAAAATTTAAATCAATTGAAACTAATTCAGTATTTTTTTTAGCTTGATATCTTTCAAGATTTGTTTTTAAACATTTTTCAATTTCATCTGCTCTATCTGTTTTAAATACAAATACAATAGGTAATTCATATAAATGTCCTACATTATATTGTTTCATACGTTTTTTTAAATCTGTTGTTGAACCTATTTTATAACTATTTTCTTCAGATTTTAATATATATAATAAGGCAGAATCTTTATTTTTATCTATTATTTTTTTATTATTTAAATGTATTCCTATTTGATTCATTACATTTTCATTAATATCATCTTTATATTGAATAAGAAGTTTTTCTAATTCAATATAATATTTTCTAATCATTGTGGATTTTTCACTTCTTGATATCATACATAATAATTTGCTACATTCATATGTTAATAAAACATGTTTTGTATTATTATTACCTTTACCAACACCTATTTTATTTTTTTCTTTATATTCAATATAATCAACATCTTTTTTAAAATTAGATTTTAATAATTCTTTAATATGTTGTTTTCTAACATTTAACCATTTAGCTATAAGATTTAAATTTATTGTATAATCATATTCATTTTTACCATCATTATAAAATGAATAAAAATCATCTATAAATTTAGGATCTATAAATGAATATTTTTTTAAAAAATCTGTAATTTTCATATATATTTATCAATAGAAAAAAATCTATATATTTATTTAACGGATTTCCGTAAAATAAAGGTTTAATTTTTATAGTATATCATGATGCGCGATATTTTAGTTTTAAAGGATATGATAATCAAGATGACATACCAATTAATAAAATCATTAAATATTTAGAATCAATTAACAAAAAATCTAAGATTTTTTGTTAATTAATAAGATGATAAAAAATATTTATTTTTTCTTCATCAAATCAAAAATTAAATATAAATTAAAAATATTAGATTTAGGTTGTGGTAGGAATTTAATTAAAGAACATTTCAAAAATAGTAAATTTGATATTATAGGTTATGATTATGTATCTTATAATGATTCAATAGCATGTGATATAAGTCATTTACCAAATGAAGATGAAATAATTAATAAAAATAATAATTTTTATTAATTATTAAGATTAAAAATAAAAATAATTTAAATTATTTTTATTTTTAACGAAACAGTTAAAATATGTATTTATTCACAATCATTAATGGGATTTAATTGGAAAGAATATTTGAATGAAGAATTAAGAGTATTAGAATATAATGGTGAAATGATTATTGCAGAAAGTATAGAACGATATGAAATAATTAAAAATTATATTAATGAATTAAATATGAAAATAATTAAAGATAATTATTGTGAAACTCATAGGTGGTTTATAATTCATGTTATTAAACAATAAAAATTTGAAAATATAATATTTTGTATTTATATTTATTATTAATTTAATGACTCAGTATACAAGTGTCCAAAAATATAACAACTATTTAATTGAAAATAAAATTAATATTAATATTATTGACTATGCTAAAGAAATTAATAAAATAGAATATAATATTGATATTAGTTTTATTGATGAGTTTATTGAACTAGTAAATAGAGATGAATGTTGTATTCATCATAATATGTTACAAAAAATATGGTATATTATCAATAGATAGCACTAAAGATGTAAAAAGATTATTTGAACAATATGAAATGATTGAAAATGAAGATTATAAACCCGGCAACCTTGCCGGGTTTAATTTTAAAGGGGGTAAAGGAAATAAAAATGAATATTATTTACATCCAAGAGCTTTCAAAATATGTTTAATGAGATCGCTAAAAACAAAAAAATATGCTAAATATTATTTATTATTAGAAGCTATTAAATATTTTAATGATTATCAATATTTATTAAAAGAAAATTATGTTATCAAATTAAAAGATAAAATTAAAAATAAAAATTTATTGATTAAAGAAAAAGATGATAAAATTGATAGTTTAGAAGAAAAAGTTGATAAATTATTAAAAGATAATGAAGAAACAAAAATAACAAATAAAGAATTATTAGAAAATAACAAAGATATCATTAAACGAAATATAAAGATGGAAGCTCAACTGAATGAAGCTCTTGAAAGACTTGAGATTACAAATGATAAATTAGATGACGCTAATGAAGAACTTGAATCAACTAATGAAAAATTAGATAATACTGATAAAACATTAAATATTGTTGTCAAAAAATTAGATGTCGCTGTTGAAGATCGAGTTGTTAAAACTAAGAAAACATCAATTCTTGAATATTTTGTTATTATGAAAAATCCTTCAGCAGAATATAAATATTATGTAATAAGAGGTTAGAAAAGATACCTTAATAAAAAGAAAGAAGAATTGGAAGATTATAAGGAAATCAAAACAATAGAATGTTGCCCAAATGCTAATATTTTATGGAATTTATTAAAAGAAAAGCTGAAAGATAAGTTAGATTATATGGGTAATAAAATTAATTTGCTTGATATAACTGAAAACGATTTTCTTAAAAATATTGATGATATTTATAATGAAAGAAAAAATGTAAAAGTTTAATTGTTTTATAAATTAATTATGTATCTTATAATGATTTAATAGCATGTGATATAAGTAACTTGTCAGATGAAGCCGGTATAATTAATAAAAATAATTCAAATTATTTTTATTTTTAACAAAACAGTTAAAATATGTATTTATTCACAATCAAACAAATAATGAATCCTAATTTTACAAATTCTGATTTTTTATTAATGAATAATCATTTATTAACACCACAAAAATTTAATGATACGATTGCATATCAAATATTAAATTCAGAACCATATTGTAGTTATTCATTACACTCATGGTATTTACCAGGTTGGGATATTTCTCATTTAAATAAATTCAAATCAACTTTAGAATTATTATCTTTTTATGATGAAAAATATGGTATAGATAAATATAATGAAAAACATAATACTATACTGATTAAATAAAAATAGGTATTCTTTCAACAATTATTATAAGTAATTAAAATATATAAATAAACTTTGAATGAATTATATCTTTATAGTTCATAATATTAGACATGTTTATAATCATTAGATTTAGATTATGTTTATAATCATCTTTTATAATTTAATAAAATTATAGTTATTATTTATTTACTATAAAAATCTTTTATTTATTTTATGTAATAAATAATATTTATTTTTTATAAATAAATATTATTTAGATGAACCATTTAAAAATATTTTATTAATTTTCCTAATAAATATTCATTAGGATAAGATAATTTAGATATTTATTAATATTTAAAAGAAATTTAATAATAATATAAAATTATAAAAGATGATTATAAACATTGATTAAATCTAGTGATTATAAACATGTCTATTATTAAATTAGCAATTAATAATATTATATAAACAAAATATAAACTATTAAAAAAATAATTTGTTTATATATTTTTTAATAACTTGATTAATTTAATTATTATAGATTATTTTTTTTGAAAAGTATATGAATAAGAATAATTATATCTATAATTCATTAAAAATTTAAAATTTAATATATAATCTCGATTTATTATTTTATTACTAGAAATGTTTCGCCGAGAAATAAATCGAAGATTTATTTCTCGGCTTAATAATGAGATAAAAATCTTTGATTTTTATCTCATTGTTTCAATAAATCATATATAATCAATGTTTCGCCGAGAAA